TATAAGAATAGAAAACTAACAAGAGGCGAGGTTGCTTGTTCGATTTCTCACAGGAATGCTTGGGCTTATTGCTTAAAGATAGATGAACCATTATTAATTTTAGAAGATGATGCCATTGTAGGCGACTCATATGACGAACAGTATTATGAGTCTTTGACGAAAGAATATAATCTAATATACCTCCAAAGAAATGAAAATACTCCTGAACGTGTAGAACATATTGACGACATAATAGAAGTTCCGGCATATCCATACAATACGACAGCATATATCATAACTCCCGAATCTGCTAAAATATTAATGGAAACTACGTTCTTGAAGCATATTATTCCAGCTGATGAGTATTTGCCTTATATGCTACCGCACCTAAAACCTTGCGCTCTAAAAAATGACTCTGTAAAGCAGCAATCAAGAAGCATACTTGCGTCAGACGTAGAGCCTGATTCTGAGGATGAATGGTTCATAGACTTCAAAACGCACCCAATAACAGTTGGAACTGATCGTAAGAAGTGTTCTGCCATGAATACGTCAGCTGCTCTCAAAGGCGTCTACCCAACTAACCTTGGTAATAATGTAGATTGGGAAGGAACTGATATGTCAGCCCAAGGTGGTGGACATAAAGTCAATTTACTTAAAAGTCATATAGAAAATTTACCAGATAATGATGTCGTTTTATTTACAGATGCTTATGATGTTGTTTACAATGACGACTTAGATCAAATTACCAAAAGATATTTGGGATTCAACACAAAGGTTCTTTTTGCTGCTGAACAATACATTTGGCCAGATAAGAATCTAAAAAAAGATTTCAATAAACGCCAATCAGCCACTGAGTTTAACACTAAGTACAAATATCTAAACAGTGGTATGTTCATAGGTGTCGTTTCGGAACTCAAAAAGATACTTGAAGAAGCCGATATCGAAAATGATTCGGACGATCAACTGTTCTTTCAGAAAGCATTTCTTTCAGGCAACTATGATATTAAGCTAGACTATGAGTGTTATATTTTCCAATGCCATGATACTGACGTTGACATAACCCCTAACGGTCAACTTTCTAATGATGGTACAGGGTGCAGACCTTGTATATATCATGGAAACGGTGGCGATGAAGCAAAGGAGAAGTTGCGGGAAATATCAAGTAAGGTTATTTCAAAATCTCCTGATTTGTATATTCCTATATATAATGGAATTGATATAATTGATCGGGATATGTTCATAGTTGACTTCATGTCTCAAGATCAATGCGAAAGAATGATAGAACTTTCTGAAGAGCATGGCGATTGGAAGGGTATGCAGGGTGACAAGTTTCCAGCCCAAGAAATAAGAATAAAACAACTTGGTCTATGGGATGAAATGAAAAGTCATTGGGAAAAGAACTTATATCCTCATATAGAAAAGTTTTGGAAGCCGATGGAGATGTATGGGTTACGTGATGCGTTCGCTATGAGATATGCTCTTGATACTCAAACCAGTCTAAGGTTGCATACTGACGCAAGTCTAGTAACTGGTTCAGTAAAATTAAATGATGACTATGAGGGTGCCATTTTGAAGTTCCCGAGACAGGGGATAACGAATGAGCATGTACCTGTAGGAAAGGCAATAATGTTCCCAGGACAAGTTACTCATGGACACGAATGTACTGAATTGACTAAGGGTGTGAAATACAGCCTTACGATGTGGACTTCTAGATATAATGGAGATATAAATTAAATGAATTGCGATTGCGGTCAAGCACATAACCATAAACTTAAATTTTATGTTTTAACATCGAATGGTCTCCCAGCGCTAAGAAGGCACATTGACCCAGAGTACAGCAACATACCAAAAAGCCAATTGGTTGTTGTTATCAACTCATTAAGCGAAACATATATACAAGCAGCAACGGAATATTGCGAAGAGGAAGGTCTTGAATATTATATCACTGAATCTAATGGAACGCCAGCACGTGGTAAGAACTCTGTACTAGACCTATTCTTAGAAAGTGATAATGATTATATGGTTATGATCGATGGGGATGACTTCCTGACTCCTCATGGTGTCTATATGTATCAAGCTGTTGCTGAACAACATAACCCACCCCAAGCAATTTGCCTCAAGAATCAAATATCAACAATCGCTGACTACGAATTGATGGCAGAGAAAGGTATAAACCATACGACTTTGAAACTTGAAGATGTGCCATATAGGGTTATTCAATTTTTTACAGCTAATTGGGATTCTGTTCGCAAGGCAGATGTTGTTGGCAACCTGCGCAAGATGGGTTGCACTAAAGAACTAGCTAAGAAGCAAGGGGCGTGGCATCATGAATTTTATAGACTCCAAGAAAAATATTGCGAAGACAGCGAGGCGCATTGTAGGGTCACTTGGGTTGGCAAGGAAGCAGCGAAGACCAGATTCCCAGAACACTTAACTGTTGGGGAAGATACTATTTTTTACTTCAAACTTAAACATAGACATGTAACAGAAGGTTTAGATATTAGGTGTAATGATGAAATGCAACCAACATATATCTACGACCAAAGAACTCCGGGAACTGTATTTAATGAGGTCAATCGAGGAAAGGATTGGGCGTGGATGGAAAAATACAATGATGAAGTCCATAAGATGGAAAAGGAAGGAAAAATACAACAGTTTGATTTGCCTTTACTAACTGTAGATTACTCATACCCATACAGCCCAAATGTTTTAAAGTTTGGAACTAATGGGCAGTTTGAATATTTTAATGGGGAAGAAAGGGGGTTTATTGACCTTCCGAACAATTCATCAGAAAAATCTTTACACAATGCTTATGAAAGACTAACAGAATTTTATAAATAGAGTATCCAAGCTCTAGAGAATAATTTTATGGCAGTTCCACAAACCAATATACGATACACTAGGATCGAAACTGAAGTCAATGAGGCAATTCAGGCGCACCCAGATATACACGACGAACTCATAAGATATTCGTGGTCTCGAGACTCTACAGCTTCTGGCACTTATTATGAGGGTCTTAGTCACCATTCTCTTTGTAAGACAGCAATACAGTATAAAGGATTTATTGGGCTTACTGGTAATTACCCAATCTATGGCGGTTATTCAATTAGAGAATTCCGAGGATACGATTGGGAAAATCATGGCGTTGTGCTCACTGAAATCATCACTGAGAGTAGCATTAATCTCGACACAACAGTTGATGTTGATAACCTAACACTGTCATTTGATAGTGCTGACAATGCCACATTTTATATCGGGGCAGTTGGTACGTCATCACTCGGAACACCTGTGAGGGCTGGTACTACAATAAAAACCATATTTACTCAAGCGCAAGGTCAGACCTACACTCATGCGGTTAATTTTGATATCAACAACTATACGGAACAAGCAAATCAAGAAACAATAGGGAATTCAAGCGCTCAAGGCTTGATTTTTGTTGCCATAGATAACGGTTATCATATTGACAAAGTCTGGGCTAGGTGGGAACTAGACAATTACAAGACGGTATCAGCTGCGCAAAATAATTATGTCGCCAGCGGTCATGTTAGCGTATACAGAAAAGGTACTCTGCTCGGAGGCTATAGCTATGGCGCAACAAACACAATTACCGTTGGCACCGATGGTGGTACCAACCGAGGATATACAAAAGGGTCTTTTCATGATGTAACGCCTAATGTGTTCGGCGGGAGTCGCTTGAGCAACACCACCTGGTCTGATTATAATAGCTTCCTTTCCGAGATCCATTGCCAAGCCTTTAGCCCGCCACTCCCTCAGATTGATCGTGGCGCAGAATTGAGTTTGAATTCAGGTGGATATTATGGGTTCACTCTTAGGTTTTATCATGAAGCAGCTACAAGAGACTACACACAAGTTCAAATCCGTGCTAAGTATAGAAACAGCTATAATACTGGCAGAAAGCAGATTTCGGCAATAGCCTATGGGACATAGCAGAGATAACAGGAACAGGTTCTAACTGTTATAAATAGAGTCAGAATAAACTAATTTGAGACTCTTAATATGGCGAATCCCGCATCTAGAACACAATTAAAAGAATATTGCCTTCGTAGACTTGGTGCGCCTGTCGTAGAAATTAATGTTGATGATGATCAAGTTGACGATAGAATTGATGATGCTCTTGCGTTCTATCGCGATTATCACTATGACGGCACCGAGCGTACATATAGAAAACACCAAGTCACCCAAACAGATATCGACAATGGGTATATTACAGTTCCAGACACCATAACTGGGGTTATCAATATCTTCCCAATAGGAACTGGCTTACAGGCAAATAACCTATTTAACCTGAGATACCAAATAACCCTAAATGAAGTCCACGATTGGGCTGGTGAAAAGCTACAGAACTATGTAGCTTCAATGGAACGAATTGCTATGCTCGAAGAAATACTTGTTGGCAAGCAACCATTAAGATATAACCGCCATACTGATAAAATTCATATTGATATGGACTGGAAACTAAGAGCGCCAGTTGGGACTTATATTATTGTCGAATGCTACCAAGTCTTAGACACAAGCGTGAATACAGGCGTTTGGGGTGATTGGTGGTTGCGGCAATATACAACTGCGCTGATCAAAAGGCAGTGGGGAGAAAACCTTAAAAAGTTTGAAGGAATGCAACTTCCAGGCGGTGTGACATTTAATGGTCAAACAATTTGGCAAGAGGCGACCGAAGAAATACAAAAACTCGAAGAAGAAGTGCAGAAGAATTTCTCCATGCCAGCCATGGATATGATAGGCTAAATTATGCCAACTACAAACTTGTATTTTAACAACCATGCGTTTAGTGGTGAACAAAACCTTATAGAAGATTTGATTATCGAATCAATTAAAATTTATGGGGTTGATTGCTATTATATGCCAAGAACACTTGTCGCTGAAGATTTGATATTTGGTGAAGACACCTTATCTAAGTTTGACCATGCATATATGATAGAAATGTATATCAAGTCAGTTGATGGGTTTGAGGGTGAGGGTGATTTCCTTTCCAAGTTTAATGTTGAGATCCGTGACGAAATGGTTCTTACAGTATCACAAAGAAGATTTGGTGAAGAAATATCGACTCAAGATACCACTAATGATATTGGTCGACCTGCCGAGGGAGACTTGATTTACTTCCCGTTAAATAATAAAGTGTTTGAAGTTAAGTTTGTTGAGCACGAATCAGTATTCTATCAGATGGGCTCTTTACAAACATATGACCTGCGTTGTGAATTGTTTGAATATAGCCACGAAAGAATTGACACTGGCATCAACGCTATTGATGCGATTGAAGATGTTTATGGTGGCGATTACTTAGAGGAACTGTTACTAGAAGATGGTTCTGCTCTGAATACTGAAAGCGACGAACTAATTACCGTCGAAGCTTCGGTGGCTAAAAAGCCTGAAGATAGCGATACAGGTGCAACTAATGAGCAATATAAATCTGGTGCAATTGACTTCATAGACTTCAGCGAGATGAACCCATTTAGCGAAGGGGAGAGTTGGTAATGTTTGGCGGTCATTTTTATCACGGAGCAATCCGAAAATATATTATAATGTTTGGCTCAATGTTTAACGATATTGATGTTGTTCGTTATGACAAGCAAGGAAATAGAGTACAGGGGATTAGAGTTCCGATAGCATATGGTCCAAAAGAAAAGTTCCTTGCTAGGTTGAATCAAGATCCAGGACTGGATAGGCAAGTAGCAACTCAGTTGCCAAGAATGTCATTTGAAGTAACTGATATGGCATATTCTCCCACCAGAACTCTTAATAAGATGCAGAGAAATACTTCTCTTAATGGCGGTAGTAATAACACTATGCGCTCACAATTCACACCTGTTCCTTATGATATAAGTATTACGTTATCAGCTATGTTTGCTAACAATGAAGATGCGGTTCAGGTTGTTGAGCAGATATTGCCATATTTTAGACCAGAATTTACACATAGCGTGAAGTTGGTTCCAGAGATAGAACAATACTATGATATCCCAACGGTACTTCAAGGCATGACTATTGAAGATACATATGAAGCAGATTTCCAAACCCGCAGAGCTATTATATACTCTTTTAACTTTGTCGTCAAGGGTTATATCTTCGGTCCAGTTTCTAATAAGGGAGCTATTAAAAAGACTGTTGTTGACTTTAATATACCTTCTGGCGATACGTTGGTGAATCCAGATGAGGGTCCAAATAAGCGGTTGGTATTGACACCTGGACTATTGGCAAATGGATCGCCAACTACAATATCAGCCGATAGCGTTTCAGCAGGGAGTATTTCAGCTGATTCTGATTATGGGTTTGCGTTCGATAGTGAAGACTTTTTCGACGGTGAAACAAGATAATAATATGAGCATTAATTATGAAAAATATAGTAACAGACAATTTGAATCAAATATTTGATGTAGAGTCTGAGTTGGTAGATGATAGTCGACCTCCAATCGTTCGAGAAGAAAGAACCGACCTGCCTGACGATATAGCAAAAGATTACACATACGCAAGAGAAAACCTTTACGATGTTATTGAGAAGGGCAGTTCTGCCCTTGACGAACTAGTACACTTAGCAAAGGCTAGTGAGCACCCAAGAGCGTTTGAGGTCGTTTCGCAGTTGACCAAGACGCTAGTTGATGCTAATAAAGATTTACTCGAAATACAAAAGAAAGTAAAGTCTCTCAGAAAAGAAGATGAGCAGAAAGGTCCAAATAGCGTGACTAACGCATTATTCGTAGGAAGCACTTCTGAGTTACAAAAATTAATTAAAGGCGATGTCGAAGATGTATGATTATAAATGTAAAGTGGTAAAGGTGGTTGACGGTGATACAGTCGATGTAGATATTGATCTGGGATTTGGTGTATGGATGCGTGATGAGCGTGTTCGTGTTATGGGGATTGATACCCCTGAATCTAGAACTCGAGACTTGGTCGAAAAGAAGTTTGGTTTAGCTGCTAAGGAAAGGCTCAAAGGGTTACTCGGAAAAACATCAGTCCTTAGAACGCAAGTGAGTAAGTCTGGGGAGGACATGAAGGGCAAATTTGGTCGTATTCTTGGTGACTTTGATGTGTATTGCGCTAAGACTGATTCTTGGCGACCAGCCACTAAGATTATGATTGAGGAAGGTCATGCTGTTGAATATCATGGTCAAAGTAAAGATGACATTAAAGAAGCCCACCTTGCTAATAGAGAAAGGTTGTGGGAAGAGGGTGTAGTTCCACGTGGCTAGTGAAACTTACAACGGCAATCAACTCCTAAAGCGCAAAGGCGTTCAGATACAATGGGAGCATGATCATGTTAAGGAATTTATAAAGTGTTCCTCAGACCCGATATATTTTGCCGAAAAGTATATTCAGATAGTACATGTTGATCGCGGATTAATACCCATGAATCTCTATGATTATCAACGTGAGATTATACAAAAGATATCCCACAATAGACGTGCTGCTGTTGTAACTTCCAGACAGGCTGGTAAGACAACAACTGCCGTGGCGGTTATCCTACACTTTATTCTCTTCCAAGAGCATAAGACTGTGGCGCTCCTAGCCAACAAGGGTGATGCTGCCCGTGAGATTCTTGATCGTATTAAGATTGCGTACGAAGCATTACCCCAGTGGATGCAACAAGGCGTAGTTGAATGGAACAAGGGTTCGGTTCAGTTTGAAAACGGCTGTAAAATTATTGCTGCCGCAACATCTTCATCTGGTATTCGTGGTAAGTCGGTATCGTTCCTGTATATTGACGAGACTGCGTTTGTTGAGAACTGGGATGAGTTCTTCGCTTCTGTATTCCCAACAATATCATCTGGCGATACTACTAAGATTCTTCTTACATCAACGCCAAATGGGTTGAATCACTTCTACAAAACATGCGAAGGCGCAAGAGAAGGGACTAATGGTTATGAGTTTGTCGAAGTGTTGTGGAAGGATGTTCCAGGAAGAGATGATAAGTGGAAGCTAGAAACCCTACAGGCGATGGACTTTGATTATGAAAAGTTTTCCCAGGAATATGAGTGCCAGTTCTTAGGGAGTTCGGGTACATTAATTGAAGGCAGTAAGCTAAAATCAATGGTAACTAAAGAACCAGCTATAGATAACGGTACGATGAAACAGTATGAAAGGCAACAAGATGGTAGAGCATACGCTTGCGTTGTTGACGTTTCTCGTGGTAAAGGATTAGATTATTCCGCATTTCAGATTATAGATGTAACCGAAATGCCATATAGGCAAGTTTGTGTGTATAGAGATAACTATATCACTCCAGCAGAATATGCCGAAGTAATATATAGAGCGTGTAAATCGTATAATGACGCAACAACCCTGATAGAAATTAATGATATTGGTGAGCAGGTTGCTGAGTTGCTACATTTTGAATTTGAATATGAGAACATACTGTTCACCGAAAGCGCAGGAAGATCTGGTAAAAGAATATCTGCTGGATATAGTAAGCGTTGCGATAAGGGTATAAGAACAACAAAAACAGTTAAGTCGGTTGGCTGTTCAATTTTAAAACTTTTAATTGAACAAGACCAGTTGATAATAAATGATTTTCAAACGATAAAGGAATTATCTACATTTTCAAGGAAAAGAAATTCGTTTGAAGCTGAGTCGGGTGCGCATGATGATCTGGTCATGTGCCTTGTTTTATTTGCTTGGTTGTCTGATCAAGCATACTTTAAAGAAATTACAGACATTAATACACTGATTGAGCTTAAAGAGAAATCTGATAAAGAGATGATGGACAATTTATTACCATTTGGTTTCCATGATGACGGAATACCAGATGAAAACATTATAGAATATCCTACGCAAGATCCTTTTGGTAACAGCGATTATGCTACCAATGGGAACTTTGATAATTACTAAACATCGTGTTTTTATAAATATCATCAGTTGAATAACTATAAAAACTCTATTTTTTAAGGAGAATAGCAATGCCTTTCCAAGTAAGTCCTGGAGTTAATGTAAGTGAGATTGATCTCACAACGGTAGTGCCTGCCGTAGCAACCACAGAAGGTGGTTTAGTAGG